GCGTTTTGCCTGGACCAATATAGAGTCATTGATGAAGACGAACTTCCAGATCTGAGGTGTCTTAGTTTCTGTGCCAAAGAGACGGAAGTCAGCTGGCTGAATACGAGCATATAAAGTGAAGCGCTGGAAGTTATTTGCTGACATTGGATTATAGGAGGCACTCTGTTCCTTGGCTCCAGTTATATAAGCAGTCCAATTCATCTCATCAAGAGGACGACGAGCAGAGACATACTGTGAGACAGTGGGATGTATCCTATAATGTGTGTAAGTCTCAGGGGAGTTAGGTATTACGGAGTTCAAGGCTTCTTTTGCGTTGATGACCTCTCCTTCGACACTGAGCTTGTTGAGATACCTTTTTAATTTGGTGCGTGAGAGAATGTCAATATAACCAGCGTAGTCTCCTTCTGCAGCAATATCTCCTGGATTGACATTCCTATCCCAGATAAGATTGTACGGATCTTTGCGTGTTATCTTGCTATAGTAAGTGGAAGCCTTGTTGAGTTTGGCCTTACCAGGTTCTAAGAGCTCATCAGCAATAGAATACTGATCCACAGAAGTCCAATCTACTTCAATAGCAGAGAGATTGTACTTGACACCATCACGTAGGAAGAGAAGAAGCTGACGAGCATATCCCCCAAGAGTGGCTTGGTCGTCAATCAAAGATTCTAGCATCTCTGCTGCATCTCTATTTTTGGGGGAAGAGACTACTGGGAAGAGAGGAGAACCTGAAAGGAATACTTCCGAGAGATATCCTACCATACTATCTACCTGAGAGACTACAACAGGCGGGACTGTGGAGGGCAAGTCGAAGACTCCTACAGGAGTAGTAGCTGCGTCGATGCCAATCCCAGAGACTACTCCTGTTGCTGGGTCTCTATTCTCCTGGTAGCGTGCATAGGCTTTGTCTATTACTTCCATCTTAGTATGGTATTCTGAGAATTTCTTATGTTCTGTGAGAATACGACGAGAGAACTCTAGGAGAGCTGCTTGCGATTCTGGCCTAGGTACAATAGCCTGCTTGTCTGGAGATTTGGTTGTGGTTTGCATTTCTATATCCTCTTAGTTAGAAACAGGAATTATGCTCTACTGAACAGATTGTATGGTCTATTTGAGAAGCATTTGATGCCAGGGAATAGATAAGATGCCAGTACTCATTTCTTATATCAAGACCATAAGATACAGCATCTAGGATGTCGTCCTTGTTGTTCTTCTTTCCTATCTTGTAAAGGGAACCTTGCCAGTTAAAGGCTCTCCTAGCAGATGGGTCATGTAGGAAGTATGTTTTCCTATAAAGTTCTTCTACAAATAGACGCATACGAGATTCTTTTGAGCGTCCATGTGGCATCAATTCTACTACGTGGATATGGGTTATTCCAAGTTCTTTCAGAAAATGGGAGATCCAGTAGCCAAGTGTTTGCTGATAGGCAACAGCTTCTACGCCTATGAGAGATACTCCATTCTGTATTGCTATTGTGATAGCCTCTTTGATGAGTTCTGCTGGGTTCTTTATGCCAGCATTTATACCACAAACATAGCCTTTGTTGTTATATTTCTTATGTAAGACTATGACATTATCGTCTGAAGTGGAACGAAAGCCAGCAGGGTCTATTGTGAGGAAAGCGCCATCATCCAAGACTATCTCATCCACATCAGAGTCTGGAACAGGCATTGGCAGCAGAGAATGCTGCACAGACTGAGGGTCATTCATTACTTCTGCAAACCATATATGTGAGAGTCCTAGAGCTTCATCATGCTCATAGGATTCTTTTAGTTCTGCAAGAGATACAAGTTCAGGCCATAAAGGCTGTCCATCAGATAGGATTGCACCAGTTATCATAGATGTCCAGTAGGGATTCTGGCGGAACTTTTGGAGAATACATTCTTCTGAGTAGAGATTCCCTACATAGACTATAGTGCGACGTCCTCTATGGGATACAGATTTGAATATAGTCCCTGTCAATTCTTCAAGAAGATGTTGGCGTTCTGTGGGACTACTATCATTGTCCTTGGTCTGTACGTCATCACAGAATATAAAGTCTGGACGCTCATTCTTGAGATTGATACCACGAATACCAGCAGTCCATCCACGAGCTACGAGAGTCACTGAGCGTGTATGGTAGGCTGCTTTCTTGGTATCTTTGCTGTCAATAGCCTTAGAAGGTGCCCATTCTCCGTAGATGGATACTACATTGTCAGAGGAGAGGATGTCATCTATGTCTGCTAGGAGGTTTTCTGCCAGACTTGAGTTGGAACATACAATAAGGATAAAAGAGGCATAGTCATAGACTATCATCCAGGCAATTAGAATCTTAATGAAGGTGGTCTTTGCATGGCCTCGTGGAAGCCCTAATGCAAAACGGAAGAGACTTTCTATGCGTTTTGGGTCACCTTCTCCTACTATCAATTGCCAAGCAGCAATATAGAATGGTGGCAAGGAGAAGCGGAAGATATTGGGCATACAAAGAGAGGCAAAGAAGTTAATATCTCTCCTGCCACGTTCATAGGCATCTGTGATAGAGACTGCTATATTGATAGGGATGTTAGTTTCTGTGCTCATCTGGGGAGTTGTATCATCTTATCAAAGGGAATATCAAAAGACTCAAGGGGATTCCCAGGAGTTCCACTGAGAGCTTTTGTAAGCTGATTCTCTACTGCACGTGATTCTGCTTCTCCAGCTATACGGAGATAGGCTTGGTATGGATCAAGACTTTCAGCTTTCATGAGCTGATCAGGAGCTATTTGGAATCCTATAGCATCATAGTTTGGTTTATACACTGGATCAAACATCTTAGGGTTTCCACCCCTGGCGAAGTTCTCAGTTTCTTGTATCGTATGTTGTAGTTCGTGAGCTACTGTATTCTTCGCTGTTAGCAGGTCTGGAGCTTGTGCTTGTAACTTTAAAGTCTTAGGATTGAAAGAGCCACTTTTTCCAAGACTGGAATCTACCTTGACTCTAAGCTCATCAAGAAGCTTTTGTAAGTTTGGATAAGCAGCTACCAGATCAGGATGCTCCACTGCATATGTCTGGATACCATCTTCTATTGCAGCAGGTTTAAGTTTCATTCCAGTGTCTGGTATCTCGTAGCGGAGTTTCCCTTCAGAACCTCTCCAGAGGCCAGTTTCTTTGAATATCTTTTTGGCAGAATGTGTCCCAGCTTCTTCCATTTGTATGAATTTATCAAGCTTTGCAAAGGGAAAGGTTTTTGCACTTTGTCCTGCAAAGGTTCCTATAAGCTTTGCTCCTGATGCTGCATTACCACCAGGTAAGAGATAGGAGACATCACCTTCAGTGGCAGCTTTTATCTGAGCTACTGCTGTATCTGCTGCATTATATAGGGTATTGGTGATAGCATCTGAAGGATTATGTATAAGATCAGACACATTTCTCCCAGCTACTCTTCTGTAGTTGTCAACTACTGCTAAGGCTTTGTCTAGGATTCCCATGATGGTATCATCTTGCTATCTGTGAGAGATTCAAGAACTTGCGATTGCAGCTTTTGGAGAGAGGAAATCTCTGGCTTTTGCGAGGATACTTGAGAGACTTGTGTTGGTAGAACCTGAAACAGTCTCTGTATTGCCTGTTTTTGGACTATCAAGACTTGCGTAGGGGTCATTTTCCTTCTCCTTAGGAGTCATGCGTGCAAAGAGATCAGCTACAGCTGTAGAAGATAGGGGTGCTAAGTTACGATCTTCTATTGCTATTACTTCCTTATTGCTTGAGAAAGCTAGTTCTGGAACAGCATGTGTTGGAAGCTGTAGCTGGACTACTGTGTTAAAGACTTGCGTTCCTTGTTGTATAGGATTGATACGATTCTTGGCTTTCTCTTGGCGCTCTGCCACAACACGCAAGGCTGCTGTCACATCTTTCATCTCTGAGACTGTGGAAAGGTCTATCACCTGCTTCAGAAGTTTGTGCTCTGCTTCAAGATACTTTGCACTTATGCTAACTTCTTCAGCATCTTTTGTGGCAACTTCTGCCATCTTAGCCTGTAAGATTTGGTCAAAACCCTCTTCTGCTTTAAGCTGGGAGATTCTAGCTGGGCTGACTCCTATGATTGAGGCAACAGAAGATGCTGAAAGGCCAGAAGCTAGGAGGGTGGCAACGCGTTCAAGGTTCATGGTGAGGTCCTCCAATTTGCAATTCTGCAATGTTAGGGTAAGTATATATGAGGTGGGAAGGAAGGGAAAGAGGATGTTTCTGCATTGCAAGGTGGAAGAAGAGGGGAAGAATAGAAGAGATAGGGAATAGGGGAAAAATTTAGGAAAAATTTAGGAAAATGTTAGGCTTGCCTTTGATGATAGCGCGCCCTCGAATACCAAAAAAAACCCCCGTATAGGGGGTTCTTCTCTGCATCTCTCTCTTTAGTCTAGGGCCTGAGCTACTTCCAGACCAAGATCGAAGGTTGTACCTTGAACTGTCTTTATCTTGGTTTTACCGGTGAAATCCCACAATTTTATCAAATACCCTGAAGGTGTTACAAACGCCAAGACTGAGAACAGTTCATCGCCTTTACGCGCAAGCAGCTCAAAGGCTGGGTCATGTTCTACTAGAGCGCCGATTAGTGCCACTGTTTTATTATCTATATTCCAAAGGTAAAGCATGATCGGTTTCCTTTATATAATTGGCAAATGTAAAAGGGTAACCCTTCAGAATCGAAGGGTAACCGTGTTTTTCTTCCTTCTTACCTTCTCTTACTCAAGCAGAGGATCAACAGCGCTGCAAAGCTCATCAATTTGCGTTAGGATACGTTCAAACTTTGCCAGAAGTTCAGGAGACAGGGATGCAGCAAACTCTGCTACATAACGATTTACAGCAGCTTTACGTTCTGCGCTCATGTATGGCAGGTTTTTCATGCTTGTTACTAGATCAACCATTGCAGAATTGAAGTTTGCAGGCTTACCAAGCGACGGCAACCATGCTTTGAAAGCTGCAAGGAATGCACGGCGAATCTCAAGGGCTTCGCCACTACGGCCACCACTGGCAAGCAGTTCTTCCACGGTTTCAGCAATTTTGTTGCCTTCCTTCAAAGTGGCAGACTGCGGAAACAGCTTATTGCGTGCAGCAGCTTTCACAGCGGCCATAACAGCATCGAAGGCATACTGAACACGCTCATCGGCGTAAGTGGGGAAACCTTCTTCATCCTTGCCAGCAGGTTCTACGTTGAAGCCAAGTTCCGATAGGAGAGGATAGAATACAGTTACTTCGCCTACTTTGACATAGGCATTGTTTTCTTTCTTCGAGACTTCCATGATATATGATTGCATGATTTTACCTTTCCAGAATGTGAATCAGAATTTGCAAATCTCTTATATTGGCGGATTCGCTAGGCCATTGATGCAGGTCGTTTTGCGACCTTGATGCTATTGTCTCATGAAAGCTGGCAGATTGTCAAGTGTTTTCTGCCTGTTTCGCAGATTTTTTTATCGGTAGAAGATATGCAGCAAGGCAACAAAAGCAACAAAAAAATGGGTGGATTTTCTCACCTGCTTTTCTGTCCAGACTTTCAGGATTTTCAAGATTTTCCCTTTCCATGCTTTCTTCCTATTTTCCCTGCCTTTTCTGCTTCCTCTTCTGCTTCTGCTTGCACTGTTAGGAGAGGTGTAGGGTATTGGTCAAATCGGAAGGGTGGAAAGTCAGAAAAACCCGGAAAATCCTAAATGTTCTAAATGTCCTTCACTTTACCCCCCCCCGGTTTTCCCCGTCCCCAAAAACGCACCCCATACACCTTCTAAGCCCCTACTTATTAGACCATGCCTATATTCTAGCCCACATATATATATAAGAATATACCCTATATATAAGAATATATACCCACATATAAATATAAAAAATTTGATACCCCTTAAAATAGACGCTAAGAGCGCTTTTCTTCTATTGCTTTGCTCGCTACGCTCGCAAGCAGGGATACTATATACGTATATATTCTATACAATGAATGCACATTCACGTGGCAGGCAAAACGGGATGGGGGTGGATTGAGGGATTTTTGGGTAACTTTGAACTTTCTGGATTTTTCCGCCATCCAATTGATTCCACACACTTTTTTGCATCGGGATTTTTTCACATCCCTATTGCATTCTACCCAAAAGGTGTGTTATGATTCCACCTGCAGCAACCATTATAAACAAGCGCAGGAACATCCAAAACGTGAAAGGAATTCTAACATGATACAGACAAGACAGCAATACAATAGAAGCAATACAATAGCAGCCTTCAAGACAAGGGCAGAAACAGAGACTGCCATTTCTTGCGCTGTCACCGGAATTCTGACAACCTTCCATATCCCTACGCTTCCACCCCTTCCTCTCTTGTCCTTTGCTGGCCTGCATCCACTAGCCAATGCAACAGCCTGTAGGGCGCTCGCTTCCTACAAATACAGCGAAGAACATCACAAGCTTGCACCAACAATCCTAGCAGGTGCAATTCTCTCAATCCTTGCAGACCTGCAAATAAGAGATGATCATATCCATGCAGTGGAAGCGAATGCAATCCTCTCAAATCTCCCACTTTTCACACTCTCGCAAGTCTTATCCTTTGCTGCATCTCTGGAACCAAGACATACAAAAAGAATCCCTCATATCTCACTGGAAGAGAAGAATCCAGAAACTCTTACACGCTGGCATGCAGACTGCATAGAGGCATTTGCTTCTTCAATCTCTGAGAGACAGACATATCAGGCTCCACCTGTACGCAAGGCACAAGCAACAGAATCTGCACTCTTTGCAAGAATACGCAAGGATGCACGCATTCTTTTCAACGAATTGAAAGATTCTGACGTTCTACCATCGAAACTCTCAAATGTGATAGGGATTGCACTGCAAGGTAGGAACATGCTAACAGTCAGTGATTCCTTGCGTAGCAACATCGCAAAAGCTTTGCTGATACTGGACACTGAAGAAACCAAGAAACTAGCTTCTATATTCTCAACCATCAAAGAGGCAACAGAGAAGGAAGAAAAAGCAAGAGATATTGTATTCCTCTCAAGTATAGAAAAGGTCTCTGATTCTTTTACTGATGATAAGAAACCCAAAACCATCAAAGAGTTGCTGGCAAAGAGAAAAGAACAGGCTGAAGGCCAAGCCTGCGAAGCAGCAACGCAAGCTTCTACACAGGCTCTGCAACAGGAAACGCAATCTCCTACACATGAACAACCAGAAGCTGAATATGAAGATGAAAGGGAATATGAATATGAAGAGGATGAACCTAGCATGCTATGGAATGAGCCTGCTAACGAAGATGGAGATAACGATCATGAAAACACTTGATACACAAGCATGCGCTTCCACCCCAAAAGGCAAAGCCCGTAATACCTTTGGCATAGCAGGATATGATGATATAGTAAGCGCACACCTGCAAGCCCGTTACCTTAGCATTGATGATCTAAAGAATGGCTATCTAACAGAGAGTGCAGACCGAGGAAAGCAATATCAACTTCTTCTAGACTACAAAGCAGAGAAAGCCTTAAGGGAAAAACAAGCAACGCAAGAGACTCCAGAGACTCCAGAGATAATTGTTCTAGTATCCTTCCAGATAAGGAAAGATGGCTGCTATGCTGTTGCTAGAATGTGGGAACCAGACAAACAAACCAACAAGACAGAAAAGGAAATGTCATAATGGCTTTCAATTATAGAATGGACAAAGTAAAGAAACTTCCAACAGGCCAAGCATACAGCGTACCTTGTGGCATGGATACAATATGCTATGCCTCTGAAAAATCCTATAATATATTCAAATGCGTAAGGGATACCAGAACACAGTTAGGAGAGAATGAGGTGTTCTTGCATTCCAAATGGGACAAAGAGAAGAAAGATTTTGTGATCTACGCTATAAGTTACCAAGAGTGTAATCCAAACATATCAAACAAAGAATTTATATATACATATCTATTATGAACATACCAAAGAACAGCAAGCAAGAAAGCAAGCAAGAAAGCAAGCCAACAGGCAAGAAGGAAGAAAGAGAAGAAACAGAAACTGCCATTCTAGCACTCTTTCTTCTCTTTCTCTTGATTGCGATGGCAGACTTCCTCGTGGAGAATATCAGCCAAGAACTCCAGAATATCTTTTCATATCTTTTCCAATAGAAAGAATATCATGAACGCAAATCAAGAAAGCATGGAAGCCCCAAAGAAACAAACCCTAGCAGAGAAGATAGCAGCTATCAGGGCAGAGAGAGAAGCTGCGAAAGAAGAGCCAGCGAAGCTGGGACGCATGAACCAAGATATAGAGGCAATAACAGTCACAGACATAGAAACCACAAGCACTTCTATTGCCACTATGCTTTCTTCTATTGCTACTGCTATGAAAGATTCTACACAAATTCCTGTAAAGCAAACAGAAAAGCCTCGCTCTCTTTCACAGATTCTTGCAGAAAGGAAAGCAGCAACAGAAAAAGAAGCCCTTGCAAAGCAAGAAGAAAACACAGAAGAAGCTTGCGAAGCAAAGCAAGAAACAGAAACCTTTTCCTTGTCTGTTCAACTCAACAGCCAGCAGCTTCTGGCGAAAGAGCTCGCTTTTACAGGAAAGAGCTTTGTCCTGACAGGTGCAGCAGGTACAGGAAAGACAACAGCACAACGTGAGATAGCAGCAGCACTTCTCAAGCAAGGAAGGCTGGGAACCCACTCTTTCAGGATACAAGGAACAGGCTCTCATGAAGAAGGACCCTCTATTGCCTTTGTTGCCTATACACGAGTTGCTTCTGGCAATCTCAAGAGGGCAATCCACAAAGACCCAGACTTAGAGGAGGCTCTCAGGTACAATGTGACAACTATCCACAATCTTCTAGAATATCAGCCTGAAATATACTGGGACAGTGAAAAGAACAAAGAGAGCATGCGCTTCATCCCAAAACGCCACAGCAGCAACAAACTTGACATCACACATCTCATAATAGAAGAAGCAACAATGGTAGATATTCCCTTATGGAGAAGCTTGTACGCTGCCATGCGTGATGGCGTACAGGTAATCTTCATTGGAGATATAAACCAGCTTCAGCCTGTATTTGGAGCTTCTGTTTTCAATTATGCGTTGGCATCCCTTCCAGTAGTAGAACTAACACAAGTCTATCGTCAGAAAGAAGGCTCTTCTATTCTTGATAATGCCCACAAAATTCTTGCAGGAGACTCTTCTTTGATAGAGGATGCTAATTTCAAGATAATCCGGGGAGGAACAGTACAGCACTCACAGCATAAACTCTTGATGTCCTTGGCACAGACAATTCCTACATGGCATGCAGCAGGAGAATATGATTCAGAAGAAGATATAATCCTAAGTCCTTGGAACAAGCAAGACCTTGGAACAGACTCTCTCAACAAAGTCGTAGCACAATTCCTAGGAGATAAGAGAGAAGCAGTAGTCTGGGAGGTTGTAGCTGGCATCGCCAAACTTTATCTTGCAGAAGGTGATAAGATTATGTACAACAAGCAGATAGGAATTATCAAAGCTATAAGAAAGAATGGTGACTACATCGGCAAAGCGGCAAGGACAGAATCAAAAAATCTCTTACGCTTTGGAGCATATCGTGGCACAGTGGATGAGGGAGAAGATTTCGAGCTTGCAGGCTATGAGAATATCTCTCTTGAATCTCTTATGGAAGAAGAAGTTGGCGAGAAGAAAAGACAAGCCTCTCACGTAGTAGAACTTGAGATGGAAACAGGAGAGACAATCCTCTGTAGTGCTGTGGGAGACTTCTCGCCACAATCTTTCTCTCTTGGGTATGCTCTTACAGTACATAAGGCACAGGGCTGTGAATGGCGCAAGGTTTTCTTTGTCCTTCATAAAGACCATAGTATATCAGCACATCGTGAGCTCCTATATACAGCAGTAACAAGAGCAAGAGAGCAGTGTATCCTTATAACAAAAGACTTCATGATACAAAAAGCGATAGCAAACCAGAAGGTGAAAGGAAACAATATCCTTGAGAAGATAGCATATTTCAATGCAGGTGTAACAAATGTAGAAGATGTTCCATTAGTGAAAGATGCTTCCACAGAGTTGGAAGGATAAGAATTGAAGGAGTAAAAGATGTCAGCAATCTCAGAACTTTTAGCAAGTAAGACAAAACCTGTAAATAGGGAAGAGAGCAGGAACATATTCCCAATTCCAGATTCTTATCTCTTCATTGCCATATATACACCTTTTCTCAAACATCCTAGTAGCTTCCAGACAATGGAGTTCAGAGAGTATAAGAACTGGCTCCTGGGTGATGCTTGCTATGTTCTCAATACCTTCAATCCCATGAATACAACTGGCCTGAGAAGTATATACCTAGAAAATCATGAGAGATATATCCAGACATCGTCTGATTTTCATAGGATAGCAGAATTTCTATGGGATTTGGAATTGACTGTTCCAGATTCTCTCAGAGAGACATTTGAGTGGATTGCAGAAGAGAGTATATAGAAAGGAATAGAAGAAAGAAAAATCAATGCTTGCAATTTTTGCGATTTTCCAGTAAAATGAATTTTCACTTTTTGACACTTCCACCTAACAGGAGAGCTATAATGAGCAATATAAGCAACAATGATGATATTCTAAGAATTCCCCCAGACGAAGAGGAAGAGGTAGAAGAAAACCCCTTGTCTTGTGTTGATGACTTTCTACAAGAACCAGAAGAGATAGAAGGTGAGCTTGTAAGCTATGCTGAAATTCTTGCTGCCGCAATTCTTAATGACGAAGTTGTTATCACAATCCCTATGGAAAGTGAAGAACGCGTCAAGAATGGCATCAAAGGATATAAGAGCAAGCAAGCAACAAAGAACAGGAAAGAAGGACAGCCGATTGATAACTCTATCCTATCATTTATGTCACGTCCTTCCAAAGACTTCCTTGGCTATGTTGATCTCTCAGTGATTTCTCAGAACCGTGGTGTTGTGAGAGTTAAGAAGATGAGCATCCCAGAGAATGACCTACCAGACTGAACCGGCCGATATTTTATAAACAACAGATAGGAGAAAGACATGACTGACACAATAGAAACAGCGGAAACAGCGGAAACAGAAGCGAAGACAGTCCAGCTTGTTTCGGAGATTCAAGCACGTATAGAAGCACTTGATGCTCTCTTCGAAGAATCTCTGCAAGGAGAAATGGATGCTCTCAAAGAATGTATCATACAGAATCCTTCTGCAGCAGCTTTGCTGAAAGACGAAGATATTGGCAACCTTGTACGCAATCTACGACGTACTGTTTCTACTGCTTTGGTAGAAGCCTCAGAGAAAAAAGCCAAGCCACGAGGAAAAGCAGCTTCTCCACGTCTTACAAAAGAAGAACTCGAAGCAGCACTAGCAGCAGAGGGTCTTTGAGATGAGTCGCTCTTTCAGACTTTCCCACTCTGCTATCAAGACTCTTGGCCTCTGCGAACGCAAATTCCAGCTTGAGCGTATTCTCTCAGGACAGAAAGAGCATGAAGACTATCCTGCTACAGTCCTTGGCAAGGCTTGGGGAGCAGCAGTAGCTTCTTACTTTGTGCATCAAGACCAAGACAAAGCAATATATGATCTCTGGCTTTCCTACTACCCACGCCTAGAGGATGATGTCCGTACCCAGGAAGTTGCTATCAATATGCTTGTGGCCTCTTTTGGAGAAATAGATTCCCTCTTACAAGATTGGGAAGTCTGGCATGTAGAAGGGAAACCAGCAGTAGAACTTTCTTTCCGCCTTAATCTTGACTCTTCCTACTACTTTGTAGGATATGTGGATATTGTCCTGAAGAACAGATATACTGGAAGAGCAGCAGTCTTGGATGTCAAAACAACAGGCTTGAAGCTCTTTGATCTTAGTCCAGTATATCAAAACAGTCCTCAGTGTATAGGGTATTCCATTGTCCTTGATCAGATAATGGGTGAGGAACTTGCAGAGTATGATGTCTTTTACTTCTCAGGTCAGCTTGGTTCTGGGAATGGCTTCTCTCCGATTATCAAAAGCTATGTCTTTCCTAAGACCCTACAAGACAGACTTCATTGGTTCATCTCTCTTGGTATGGATGTCAAACATTTGGAAGATATGGCAGAGATGAATGTCTATCCACAACGAGGTGATAACTGCCTTCAGTATAAGAAGCCATGCAAACACTTTGGAACCTGTAGCTTGTATGGGCTTGATAGACCAGCTGAAGAGGAAGAAGATACCACAGAATACCAGTTTGTGTTCTCTTTGGAAGAGATTATCGAGAACCATATCCGTAGAATGCCACAAGAGCTTGCTAACGTTTGAAGAGATAGGAGATATATAATGGCCTGGATAAAAAGAAATAAAGATGGAATCTGGGAAGAGTGTTGTACAGAGGGCGAGATAGATTCTATAAAAGAAAGATTAAAAATGGCAGAGGATACCATTTCTGCTCTCCTAGCCTATCTGGAAGTGACAATCGAAGTAGTTCCAGCCTCTAATAGACATCTTATTTTAAAATCAATCAAACTTCCAAAGAAAGTATAAGGAGAAAACAATGTTTGAACTTCCACACTATATTAAATTCTCAAGAGAATGTCAAGAGGAGAAGAGGGAAGGTACTAAGAATGACATAGAGAAACCAGCTCTCTCGCTTCTACCTTCCTCAATGCTTCTAGAAGTTGGAGAAGTTCTAACATTCGGAGCAGAGAAATATACAGCACATAACTGGCGGAATGGGATACATCTCTCGCGTCTTACAAGTGCAGCACTTCGCCATATCCTAGCCTTCAATGAAGGAGAAGATATGGATGAGGAGTCTGGTCTTTCTCATCTGGCACACGCAATATGTAATTTGGCATTCGCTTTAGAACAGATAAAGAATCCTGTAAAATATGACGCATATGATGACAGATACATCAATACCTGATATACACAAAAGGAGATATAAAAATGAAAGCACTTGACGCAACACTAGAAACAGAATTTACAGTTGAAAATGGAACGATAACGATAGAACAATTACACGGCTACAATAGACAGAAGATAGAAATTCCTGTAGCTCTCTGGGGAATGTTTGTATCAAGGGTGAGTTCAGAGATTCTAGGAGACACTGGCTCTCTCTTCTCTGAAAGAGATAAGAATGGAGGTCCCAAAAATGACAATCTCTTGTGATACATGCTCAAAGCCTGCAACTTGTAAGATAAGCTGGCCTCTATCAAAAGGCTATACACAGAGCAATGTTTGCAATGCTTGTGGCCAATCTATCTGGAAGAAGCTTAACAAAGATTTCTCAGGAACAGAGGCTGTTAATGGCTTTACTATTGAGCCATTACCTGTAGAGGAAACTTTAACTTAGGAAAAAGAGGACTAACAACATGGATGTTTTAACAAGTACCCTAGAAACCAAAGTAGATATACAAGGGAAGGTTATAAAAATACACCAGTATGGAAATAGTGCCATAGTGCAACAGCTAGAAATACCAATAGAACTCTGGGACTCTTTTACGAAAAAGATAAGTGAAGAAATTAAAAGAAGGAAAGAAATAGCTGATGCTACCTATCGAAATAACCCTCCACAAATTGGGCGTTAACATGAACATACTAACTGGAACCGTAGCAACAGACATAGATGTACATTACAAAGATCTCTGCCAAACATGCAATGGAACAGGAGAAGGTATGGTTGATGGCTCCTATTGCCATGCCTGCAAAGGCAAAGGAATTGCTAGGGACTATGAAGCAGAGGCAGAAAAAGAGGCAGAAGCCGCTGACCATTGGAATGATGCACTAAAGCTAGGAGAAAAGGAATGAAGCTAACAAAGCAGAACACTGAATTCACCCCTCTAACTATTGTGATTGAAAATCAGAAAGACCTGGGCATATTCTGGGCTATGGTTACTCAAGCACAACTGACTACAGAAGAGAGGTCTGTACATAATATGGCTACTCAAATATCCGACTGGCTGGCTAAGGAGAAAGTTAATGTCTGATCAGATAACAGGCGCAAGCCTTCTTGCGATGCGATCGCTGGCTGCACAAGCGACAGATAGCGCAATAACAACGCAAGGCAACCTTGATGCGCTGGCGAGGCAGTATGCAGAACTGAAGGCTGAGAATTTGAAGCTGCGCGAAGAAATTGAAGCGATGCAAGAAAGGAAAGGAGAAAGAGAATGGATTCAGTCTTACTAAGCAATAGTAATATAGTGCTTGAGGGCCTGCACGATATGTTAGAAGCAGCTCTAGGACCTCATACGTACATACATATGTATGTGGATGTACCAACTGCATTGTTAGTGATAGAAATAGCCAAACGCTCAGAGGACAGGGACGACTGGTTCCTACGCGGGAAGTGGGCAACAATCCAGTCAATTCAAGACGCTGTAGATAAGTGCCTTGATTGTCTCTTCAAAGAAGAACAGCATTAAGTATATAACCCAAAGAAGGGAGACCTAAGATATGTATATAGAAGAACTTATCAGTAGACTGGAAGAATTCCGGGAAGAGTTTGGAAATGTAAAAGTAGAAGTACGCAATAAGGCAGGAGACTTCTATGAAGTCTATGAACTAGAGGCATTCCCAGGTAACACAGAAAAGACTGAGGGCATTTGGTCTATTTTCATATACTCTTAAAGAGGAAAAGGAGCAACATCATGGAACAAGCTCTACAGATAGAAATTATAGGACTCCTCTGGCTCATAGCTTCACTGATAGCTTTTAATGGGAAGTACCCTGTAGTTGGTTTTATAATGGCTTTCCCTGCTACTATAAATATCCTGCACTCTACTTATCTATATATAGTCCTAGTTTTACAAAAGATGCACCAAACCTAGTGAAAGTTTATATTAAGTTCAAGCTAAGGGAAAACATAACATGTTAACAGAATTACCAAAACCTAGTGATATACTGATAGTAGAAGTAGGAACAAAGCATGAATTCTGGTATGTGAAATATAGAAATGAAGATAAAGTATTAGGAAGTACAAAATACTATCTTTCTAATCCATTGGAGGAGTTGCTAACCTTAGAAGAACTTAATATGTACAATCCTATTGTTGTAGGAACTTGGGATGGTATATGGCCTCACATAACTGTCAAACTTAATACTACTGAAACAAACTCTCAATCTAACACATAAGGAAAGAATATCATGGACAAGAAAGAAACAACAATCATAGAAATCAATGGCGTCAAACTAGAAGTTGATCTTCGACACGCTAAGAGGATAGATGAACTCACCATAGGCTCTCCTGTGAAATGTCTAGTAAAGAGGTATGACAGTTACTCTGTCTATCCAGGAATCATAGTTGGGTTTGAGCCTTTTCTTGCGCTTCCCACCATCGTAGTAGCTTACTTAGAAACAGATAGTTCTATTGCTGATATTAAATTTAGAGCATTCAATACAAATACAAAAGATTTTGAGATGGTTCCAGATGTAGATTATATCAGCTTAGCTTTGAATAAAGAGGAAGCTCTTGCTAGATTTGATAGGCAAATATCACAGAAGGAAGGGGAGATAAAAGAGATACAACAAAAGAAAGACTTCTTCTTAGGAAACTTTGGGAAGTATTTCACAGAACTGTAATTCTAACAAGGTAAGAAAGGAAACAAGACCATGACTATACTTTCAAGACTAAAAAGATTCTACCTAAAATTTCAAATACAACTCCTCGAAGCTAGTATCTATCTTGCATCTCATCGCAATGATGATAGTGCAATAGAACGCTACAACGAGCTGATCTTTGAACGCAATCAGAAACTCTACCAACTAGAACTCTTCTCCTCCAACACAGGAAAGGAATCACAAGGATGAAACTATCAGAGCTTGCGATTGCAGCCAATGCCTCCAAAAGAGCCAACCATTCCATTCTCTTATATGGACCACCTAAGACAGGAAAGACTCGCCTAGTAGGAACCGCTGCTTCTATTCCTGAAATCAAAAGAATCTTCTGGATTGACCTTGAGAATGGTGCAGAGACTCTCTTGCATATGGGTCTCTCAGAGGAAGCGATGGCAAAGATAACACTCTTCCGTATCCCAGATACAAGAGATACTCCTCGTGGAATAGAGACTGTCCTCAAGATGTTCTCTGCAAAAGAGCCAATCACAATCTGTGATGAGCATGGAAAAGTAGCCTGTGTAGAATGCCAAGACAAGCTCACAAAAAAATATCAAGGTGAAGAGTTCTGTCTTAAGACATGCACACATTTTGATCTTGTAGTGATAGACTCTGGTTCCCAACTGGGAGACTCCGCCTTGAATATGGCCTGCATGGGAAAGCCTCTAGAATACAAGCCAGGCTGGGATGAGTATGGCCTACAAAGTAAATGGCTGGGAGACATATTAAGCGTAATCCAGGCTGCAACCTTTACCAACTTTGTTATGATCTCCCATGTTATCCCTATAGAAGAAGAGCACAATGGGGTAAAGAAAGACCGCTTATATCCTCTAGTTGGGACAAAGGGATTCTGTTCCAAGGTAGGAAAGTATTTCGGAACTGTTATATATACAGAAATTAAGATGGGCAAGCATGCTGCGGGTTCTGGCTCTACTTATAAGAGTGATACTATCACAGGTTCGCGTGTGAATGCTCTTATGGAAAAAGCCACAACTCTTGATATGCGTGCCATCCTAATAGAAGGTGGTATTCTTAAGTGAAGCCTTCTGTTGTGGAAGAACCCAAAACGAAACGAAACTCTCTTGATTGTAGTCTCTTATATAAAGGAAATAGAAATGAACGCAAACACTGAAAATATGACACTTGACCTTGGCGCAATGATGGAAGAAACTTTGGATGATATTCCTGAAGCTCCTGACTTTACCAACCCTCCAGCTGGAGAGTATGTTCTCTCTGTGAAGGATGCTAAGATTGAAACCTATACTGCCAAACCAAAGAAAGATGATGCAGGCGGTGAGAGGGATCGTCTGAAGTTTCTCTATACTATCGAGAAAACCATCAGTGTATCTGGTAATGAGCCTCCTGTTCCTGATGGTAGCATATTCTCCGAGACTTTCCAAGCTACTACTCAAGGAGTCTCTTACTTCAAGAAGCGTGTCAAAGATATTATGAATGTCTCTGATATGACAGGTGTCAAGCTTGGTGAGCTTCTGGATTCTGTAGACGGTATCTCTTTTGAGGCCCGCATCACTATCAGGAAGTCACCAAATCCTTCTGACCCTCTCTCGCCTTACGAGAATGTTCAGATTCGGGTTGTTCCTCCAAAGGCAGTAGCATAAGAAGTAAGAAGAAAACAAAAGATGCCAGCCTCTTCTGGGGTTGGCATTTTCCCTTTCCAAGGATAGGAGAAACAGAATGTTAAAGACGCCACAAGAGATTGCAAGAATAGAGAATTGGGCTATTTTTCTAATCAAAGGATTTATAGCCTCCCTACGCCCTATGATGTATACGATCAATACAACACATAATATCTTACCTGCTGTTGCTGTCTATCAAGCTATAGACGCATGTGAGAATCTTATTGACGAAATAAAACGAAAGCAGAAACTTCGGAAACAAAGGAAACAGGGGAAACAGGAGATAGAATTGTGAGAATCCTAGTCAATTACGATAAAAGAGAACAAGCATATCTACCAGTCTTGCAGTGGCACTTACGTAATAGAAACGTAGAAGCCATTGCAACACATTCCACCCTCTCAATCACAGAACTGGAAGAGAAAGCAAGGCAAATAAAAGCCGAAGCAGTCTTCTGTTGTAATCCTTTTACACTTGCCAATCTTGTCCCTGGTGTTGCACCTTCGCTTGATGACTTCCGAGGAAGTGTTCTTCAGTATGATGTTCCTGTTGTGGTAGGGAACTCGTTGGCACATACACAAACAGTAGATCATGGAAGCTGGCTTCTTGGCTTGGACATAGATAAGTGCAAGACTGCTTCCCAGAAAGTTCCCCTCTTCCTCTACAAAGTTCTTCTCGAACCGGAGGAAGATTTCGAGACTGCC